TCCATTGAGCATGGTCGGTGGGATATCAAGGAAACCGCTAACCGGATCCTGAACATTATCCGAGACTACCGACCTCAGAGTATTGGCATTGAGCGTGGGGCGTTAAAGAATGCGGTTCTTCCGTACCTTAACGATCTGATGCGTAAGCACAATACTTTCTCCCACATCCATGATCTAACCCACGGAAACAAGAAGAAGGCAGACAGGATCGTCTGGAGCCTTCAGGGTCGGCTAGAGCATGGCAGGATCTCCTTCAACGAGGATGAGGATTGGGAAGAGTTTAAGGATCAGCTAATCATGTTCCCGACTTCTGGTGTTCACGATGACCTTGTGGATGCCCTGGCGTATATCGACCAGCTTGCGATCACTAACTACAACCAAGATTACGAAGAAGAAGAATACGAAATCTTAGACCCCATAGCAGGATATTAATCATGGAATACAAAAAGAACGCCGCTTACAACAAACTCGATAAACAAGAAGAAAAGATCGAGATGAAAAAGAAAAAGATTAAAGAGATGGAAATGGAAAAGATGATCCGTTCCATCGTGCGTAGCGAAATTACTCGTTCCAAGACCAAATCTAAATAAGGCTCTGAAATGTAGGGTAACAAGATGAAGATCAAAAGGGTAAACAGTAACTCCCCAGGTATAAGGATGCTTCTAGAAGTACTTCATCTGGACTGTTTCCCTTCTGATGAATTCCCTGACTTTTCTCACGGATGGTGGTGGATAGCTTATGACGACGAGGACAATGCTGTTGGCTTTGCTGGTTTATACGCTTCTATCCAATGGGACAAAACTGGCTACCTATGTCGAGCCGGTGTCGTGGAGTCAGCGAGAGGCAAGGGGTTACAGAAAGCCCTGATTAAAGCCCGTATACGTTTTGCTAAGCGATTAGGATATGAATGGCTGGTGACGGACACTCGACGCAACCCTGCTTCCTCTAATGCCTTAATTTCGTGTGGCTTCAAACTCTACGAACCGAGATATCCGTGGGGATTTCGAAACAGCTTATATTTCAGACAAAAACTGTAAGGAACAGACATGGCTGACAGCTTATTCGGCGATATTGTGTCTTGGATGCAAAGCCCTCAACGTACCCAACAGATGCGTGGAATCGGGGACTGGCTTTCTGAATGGCCTAAACGATATCAAGAAAACCAGCAAATTAATAAACTTGCAGGGGATTACACTCAGAATAAACTTCTAGGTCGTACACCAACGCCTGAACAAGAGCAGGCCCATGCAGCATGGTTAGAACAAGCGGCAGGAAGTGTTACCCCTGCTGGCATGATTGTTGGTCGTGGAGTTACAGCGGCTAACGCTGCTCGCGCCACACAGATGGCTAATACAGGAGCTAGCCCTGGACGAATTTTTCAGGAAACAGGATTAGTACAGGTTCCCACTCCTAACGGAATGGCCTGGGGCCGTCAAATTAGCGATGCCCCCGCACAAATGAAGTCGGATGTTTACGACAATTTAAAAGATGTGTTTCAACATCATGCAGCAAAAGCAAAAGGCCAACCGATTCCCGAACCTACTTTAGCTGATCTTCTGGATCATCCTGAGCTTTTTCAAACATACCCAGAATTAGCAAATCTTCCGGTTCAACGTTTATCGGGACTAGAAAGTTTTTCCGGTACAAAAGGTTCTTTTAATCCTGCTACTGGAACTATTAAACTTGCAGGTAAAAATCAGTATTTTACCCCTGAACAACTAGCCAAACAAAGAGAAGAGGTTTCTTCTACTCTTTTACACGAAATTCAACACGCTATTCAGAGTATTGAACAATGGCCTCGCGGTGGTTCTCCTTCTGAATTTGCCAAAAAAGGTACAGCCGGGGCCGAAAACCAAGTTAAGTGGGCTGAAAAATCTTTGGATCAACTCGTGCGGTCTAAAATGGAAGAGTTAAAGCTTCCTAGACCTAGTGAGTATAGTTTAGAGTACTTAATGGCTAATGTTCGTAAGTTTAAGACAGAAGGTGAAAAAGCTTTAAAATATTATGATGCTCCTTTTGTTGAAAAAATTAAAACACTAGCAAATCTTCCTGAATTTTCTTCTTTTGAAAAAATTTATACAAAATTAGATAAAGTTAAGAAAAAAGTTTTAAATCGTAGGCAACAAGAATTTGAAAAGTATCAGTCTTTAGCTGGGGAAGCTCAGTCACGGGCTACACAAGCTCAGTTTTTATTAGACAAGCAAACCGGAACATCGTCTTCTTATAGTATTCCCGCAACATCTTTTTATGATGTGCCAATTGAGACGTTAATTTATAAAGACCCTTTCCCGAATACCATTAAGTAAGGATCAAGATGGCTGAAGAAAAAGATATGGAAGCTCAGTTTGAGACTCCTTCTGAAAACGAAAAGAAGCTAGGTTCTTGGATTGTCGGCCATGCAGATAAGTGGCGCGATTACCGGGATACTAACTTCATGGAGGATTGGCTGGAGTACGAGCGTATTTTCCGTGGTCAATGGGCTGCGGAGGATAAGACCCGTGATTCCGAGCGTAGTCGTTTAATCAGTCCCGCCACTCAGCAGGCTGTGGAAACACGCCATGCCGAGATTATGGAGGCTATTGCCGGCAGCGGTGAGTTCTTTGACATTGAAGACGATATCCGTGATGTGAACGGCACCCCGCTTGATGTGATGGGTATTAAGGCTCAGCTTCACGAAGACTTCAAGCGTGACAAGGTTAAGAAGTCTCTGGATCAGATCGAACTGATGGCAGAGATTTATGGCACCGGTATCGGTGAGATTATTCTCAAGACCGAAACCCAATACGAGCCTGCCACCCGTCCGATCCCCGGTGTGCAGGGACAGGCTGCTATCGGTGTGCTGGAAAAGCCCCGTGTGGCGATCAAGCTCAAGCCGGTTAACCCCAAGAACTTCCTGATCGACCCCAACGCCGAGAGCATCGACGAAGCCCTGGGCGTGGCGATTGAAAAGTATGTGTCTATCCACAAGATCGTGGAAGGCATGGAAAAAGGTATCTATAAGAAGCTGCCCGTCGGTACGCTTTATATGGACGATGACCTGGAACCCACCCAGGAAACTACCTATTTCCAAGAAGATAAAGTCTTACTGTTAACTTACTACGGCTTGGTGCCGAAAGAGTACCTGACAGAAGACGGTGAAGAGGTGGAAGAACTCTTCCCTGAGCATTCGACCGAGGACAAGTACAGCAACATGGTGGAAGCCATTGTTGTGATTGCCAACAACGGGGCCGTGCTCAAGGCTGAAGAGAACCCCTACATGATGAAGGATCGTCCGGTTGTCGCCTATCAGGATGACACAGTTCCGGGACGTTTCTGGGGTCGTGGAACCGTTGAGAAGGCCTACAATATGCAGAAGGCTATCGACGGCCAACTGCGGGCACACATGGACTCCCTGGCCCTTACAACGGCCCCCATGATTGCGATGGACGCTACGCGCCTGCCGCGTGGTGCTAAGTTTGAGGTCAAGCCCGGTAAGAGCCTGCTGACTAACGGCAACCCGTCTGAGATTCTGTATCCGTTCCACTTCGGTCAGACCAATCAAGACGCTCCCGCCGCTGCTCAGAACTTTGAGCGGATGCTGCTTCAGGCGACAGGTACTGTGGATAGTGCTGGTCTTCCGTCTAACGTGCCGCGTGACGCTGGTGCGGGCGGTATGTCGATGGCGATGGCAGGGATTATCAAGAAGTACAAGCGTACTCTGACGAACTTCCAAGAAGATTTCCTGATCCCTTTCATCAACAAGGCTGCATGGCGTTATATGCAGTTCGACCCGGAGCGTTATCCGTCTGTTGATATGAACTTCCTGCCCACCGGTGCCTTAGGTATCCTGGCGCGAGAGTTTGAACAGCAGCAGATGATCGGTTTACTGCAGACTTTAGGCCCGGATACGCCTGTTCTGCCTGTTCTGCTCAAGGGTATCCTGCAAAACAGTTCCCTGACGAACAAAGGCGAGTTGATGGAGGCTCTGGATAAGATGTCTCAGCCCAATCCTGAGGCTCAGCAGATGCAGCAGCAGCAGATGGCGGCTCAGATGGCTCTTCTGGAGGCCCAGATTCGAGATCTGGAGTCTAAAGCCCTTAAACAGCAGGCTGAAGCCCAGAAAACAGCTGTGGAAGCGCAGCTTAAGCCCCAGGAAGTGCAGGCTAAGATGGTTGCAGCCCTGGCGACTAACCTCAACGAAGACGCTGAAAGCGTTGATTTTGAGCGTCGAGCTAAGTTAGCTGACCTGTTACTTAAGGAAAAGGATATTGAATCCAACGAACGCATTGCTATGAGCCAATTAGCAAGCAAAAGTGGTATGAATACTTGACAAAGTATACTTTTTAGTGTATAATATAGGTTTTAAGATTCCTTACGGAGAAAATCTTGGCACCTGAGCTACAAAAGTATTACGAAGAACAGTTTTCTATGCTATCCACGACAGGGTGGAAGGATTTAATAGAAGATTTAACTAATTTACAGAAGTCAATCAACGACTTATCTACTGTCGCAGACGAGCAAACCTTATTTTTTCGTAAAGGACAGTTAGATATTCTTGAACTTTTGTTTCAGCGAAAGGCAATGTGCGAAAAGGCATACGAGGATCTGCAGAATGAAACGGATATTTGAGTTCCTCTGTGATGACGCACACCTGTCTGAAAAGCTAGTTGACGATGCGATCAGGGTAATAAACTGCCCTACTTGTGATAAGGAGGCGCATCGAATCGTTTCCCAACCTAATCTAAAGCTAGAGGGATGCACAGGTGCATTTCCTTCGGCCTATGACCGGTGGGGACGAGTGCGGGCTGAGAAGCTCGCCCAAGAGAGGAAGCAGGCCGAGTAACTTCGGGAACCTGAATCCATTTATAAATATGTCCTAGAACCGCATTCGCGGCAGGATGAAAGGTAGGTATGGCTCTTATTGATTCTGAAGAACTGGCTGGGAATAATATCGGTAATGATGAACCGGAAAATACTCCCGAACCTGAGGTTAAACTTGAGGAAGAAAAGAAAGTAGAGGTTCCCGACAAGTATCGGGGCAAAAGCCTTGAGGATATTATCAAGATGCACCAAGAGGCTGAGAAGCTTATTGGTAAGCAGGCCCAGGAAGTGGGAGAAGTCCGGAAGTTAGCCGATGACCTTCTCAAACAACAACTCTCCACGACACAACAAGCGACCACCAAAGAAGAAACTGAGGTTGACTTCTTTGAAGACCCCAAAAAAGCGGTTCTTAATGCGGTTGAGAAACATCCGGACGTATTAGCTGCCAAGGAAGCTGCCCTGCGCTTAAAGCGTATGGAGGCGCAGGCACGGCTGCAGGCCAAGCATCCTGACCTTGCGGATATCGTTCAAAACAACGACTTTGTTGATTGGGTTAAAGCCTCTCCCATGCGTATGAAACTGTACGCTGAGGCTGATACAAACTTTGACACAGACGCTGCGGATGAATTATTGAGCACATTCAAAGAACTGAAAACCATTCGTCAGAAACAGTCTAAGCAAGATGGTGATGCTGTGCTGCAGCAGAACATGAAGGCGGCGGCTGTGGATACGGGTGGTACTGGTGAGTCTTCTAAGAAAGTTTACCGCCGTGCCGACCTTATCCGGCTACGCATGACCGATCCGGCCCGGTATGAAGCTCTCTCTGATGAAATCATGAGGGCTTATGCTGAGAACCGGGTTAAATAACTTTTAACTCTAGGAGATTTCTAAATGCCTTTAGGTACCGCTCACGTTACTACCACCACCGGCGCAACATTCATTCCTGAAATTTGGAGTGATGAGATTGTTGCTTCTTACAAGAAGAACCTCGTTGCCGCCAACCTCGTTAAGAAGATGAACTTCAAGGGCAAGAAGGGTGATTCGATTCACATTCCCGCCCCGACCCGTGGCAACGCCTCGGTGAAGTCCGCTCAGACCCAAGTGACCCTGATTGCGGCCACCGAGTCTGAAGTGGTTGTCACCATCGACAAGCACTACGAGTACTCGCGCCTGATCGAAGATATCGTCGAAGCACAATCCCTGTCGTCCCTGCGTAACTTCTACACGGAAGACGCTGGCTACGCCCTGGCCCGCCAAGTGGATACCGATCTGGTTCGCCTGGGTCGCGGTGTTCGCGGTGGTGACGGCACCGCCGACTATACCGGTGCTTTCTCCGGTGCTGACGGCACGACAGCCTACACCGGCACCGCTGGTGCTCTGACTGACGCTGCTATCCGCCGCTCTATCCAGCGTCTGGATGACAACGACGTTCCGATGGACGGTCGTTTCCTGATCGTTCCCCCGTCTACCCGCAACACCCTGATGGGTATCGCCCGCTTCACCGAGCAGGCTTTCGTGGGCGAGGCTGGCGGTAACAACACCATCCGTAACGGCGAAATCGGCAACGTGTACGGCATCCCCGTCTTCGTTTCCACAAACGCTGACACCGCTACCGATGGCGACCGCATCTGCCTGCTGGCCCACCGCGACTTCGCTGTGCTGGTTGAGCAAATGGGTGTCCGTTCGCAGACCCAGTACAAGCAAGAGTGGCTGGGTACCCTGTTCACCGCCGACACCCTGTACGGCGTGAAAGAACTGCGTGACGGCTCCGCCGTTGCTCTGGCTGTGCCGGCCTAATACTTATAACAATAAGTAAGTAGCTTGCACCCTTTGGCTCCCGCTCACAAGGCGGGAGTCTTTTTCAAAGGGTTTGTTAAATCCTTCGGAAAGGATATATGGCTAAGTTTAGATGTAAGCATACTGGTAATATCTTTACCTATACTGTTCCGCATGATATTAATACGATGCGTGAGCATGACGAATACGAAGAAGTTGAGGAAGAAGAACAGTCTGAGTTGACGGAAACTCTTCCTAAGAAACGCAACATTGGGCGACCTCCTAAGCAGAAGGAAAAACTATGACTATTTTTCGCGGATTGGGCGGAGGCGGGGATGCCACTACCGATTCTGAATTAACAGCATTCGTTGCGATTTCTCAGCAGACTGCTGCCTCTGCCGCTGCTGCGGCTGCAAGTGCTTCCGCTGCGGCTGCTTCTGCTTCAGATGCCCAAGATGCGGCAAACGCGACAACCGACTTCAAGAATGATCTGATTGTTGAGGCGACAACCCTGGCTGCAGGAAGTGCGGCCACAGTTGCGTTTGATGATAACTTAGTCAAGTTTACTTTCGGTATTCCTACTGGCGCAACAGGTGCCACCGGTGCTACAGGCGCGACAGGCGCACAAGGCCCGCAAGGTGAAACAGGCCCGCAAGGCCCAACAGGAGCCACAGGCGCGACCGGGGCTACTGGAGCCACCGGAGCGACCGGCCCTCAGGGTGAAAAAGGCTTAAACTGGCAAGGTGCCTATGCTGGCGGGACAGCCTATGATGTGGATGATGCTGTTTCGTACAACGGCTCTTCCTACATCTGTATTTTAGCCTCTACCGGTAACCTGCCCACCAATACAACCTATTGGCAGCTTCTTGCACAAAAAGGTGCTGACGGCACCGGAGGTGGCGGCGGATCTGGCGATGTAGTTGGCCCTGCATCTTCCACGAACAACAACATTGTTCTATTTGATGGAGCTACCGGTAAACTGATTAAAGATAGCGGCACGAATACCGCTGCCTTTGCGACAGCCGCCCAGGGTGCCAAGGCTGACACGGCGGTACAGCCGGACACAAGTCCGAGCTTTATTGATACCCTGTCGGACAAGTTTAGCTTAGATACCGCTGCTGTGACGACGGCTGGCGTGGGTGAGATTGCCTGGGATGATGGTAATGGCACGGCTGTGCTCGGCCTGAAGGGTGGAAACTCCGTTTTAACTATCGGCCAGGAAATTATTGCTCGGGTCTACAACGATTCCGGTTCTACGCTGTCTAAAGGCCAGATTGTTTATATCTCTGGCGCACAGGGTAACAGGGTTGCTGTTAAACTGGCTAGAGCCGATAGCGACACAACCTCTGCCGGTACTCTTGGCATGGTGGAAGAAACCATTGCCTCCGGTGCAGAAGGCTTTGTGACCCTGATGGGTACTGTCCACGGCTTAAATACATCTTCGTTGACAGCGGGTGCTTTAGTGTATTTATCAGCCACTACGGCCGGTGCTTATACTACGACGGCTCCTACAGCCCCTGACCATCGTGTTACGTTGGGTTATGTGGAACGTGTTCACGCCACAGTCGGATCAATCTACATGAAGGTTGATAACGGCTATGAAATTGACGAACTGCATAATGTTCTGATTGCTACCGCAGCTTCTGGTAATACGCTGATTTATGATGCGACAGCAGGTGTGTGGAAGAATGCCAACCTGACGGATGGTACCGGTATTACTATTACTGAAGGTGCTGGTTCTATTACTGTGGCTGTTGACACAGGTGTGGTCACCACTCTGACTGGCACACAGACGCTGACTAATAAGACGATCAGCGTTGATGACAATACTGTATCTGGCGTAGCGGCATCTAGCTTCGTCTTGTCTAATGCGTCCGGCAATATTGATGGTGCAGCGGCTCAGAAAGCTATTCCGACAGGCGTTGTTGTGGGCACTACGGATACCCAGACGCTGACGAACAAGACGCTGACAAGCCCAACTATTACAGGCGCAGTACTCAATGATGGCTACACCGAGGAGGTGTTCACCATTACTGACGGAACAACAGTTAACTTAGACCCCAATAACGGCTCTATTCAATTGTGGACGTTAGGTGCTAACCGCACCCCTGGGCAAGCTAACTGGTCTGCCGGTCAGTCTATTACCTTAATGGTGGATGACGGCACAGCACGGACAATTACTTGGACGACCCTTGCTGTTACCTGGGAAACCGATGGTGGTAACGCTCCTACTTTAGCAACTAGTGGCTATACTGTAATCGTGCTGTGGAAAGTTGGAACCACTATTTACGGTGCTCGCGTGGGGAATGCGTAATGTTAGGGACAATGCTTAAAGGTACCGGTGTCTCAGACATTGCCTTTATCGGCTCTACATCGGGTGATGGAAGCGGTCAGGATATCACCCTGGCCGTTCCTTCCGGTACACAGACTGGCGATCTTCTGATTGCCTTTGGCTATGCTGCAAGTGCGGGCACTCTGTGGTCGGTCAACGGAGGCGGATGGACGATCACTAACGCGAGCAACGGCACGGCCCCGCGCCTGACTGCGATGTATCGAACCCATGCGGGTGCAGCGGACTACACATTCACACAGAACAGCGGTAGCTCCGATATTGGTGTGTCTCTTCTGGTATTTCGTGGAGGTGCGTTTGACGTAGCCAGTACACCTACCGCTGCTGCTGATCCGCAGGTTATTCCTTCGGTTACAGCGGCTTCTAACAGAAGTGTGCAGGTTGTCACCGCTGGAGGCAACACCGAATATCCCAATGCCACCCCGTCAGGTTTTACTCAGGTTCACCTGAATACAACTATTCAACCTAATTGGGGTGTATACAGAAAATCGAATGTTTCGTCAGGAGCTACCGGAACTGTGTCTGTTGATATGACCGCATCGTCAAACACCTCTGCAATGCAGGTGATTATTAAACCTGCGTAAAGGATTTATATGTACGTCAAAATTGAAAACGGACAACCGCAGAAGTACAGTATTGAACAACTGCGGAAAGACAATCCTGGGGTATCCTTTCCTGTGGTTATTCCGGAAGATACCCTGGCCGAGTATAACGTCTTCCCTGTCGTAGAAACAAACCCTCCTTTTACTGCCGCAACTGAAGTAGTTGAAGAATCTGGTTTCTTCCAACGCTACGATGGTGCATGGCAACAGGGTTGGCGTGTTCGTCCTATGACAGCCGCTGAACTGCGGCAGTTGAACGATGAGTGGGACGAAATGCGTCGTCGGGCTTATCAGCAGGAAGCAGACCCCTTATTTTTCAAATGGCAGCGTGGCGAGGCTACTAAAGAAGAGTGGCTTGTTAAGGTTGCTGAGATCAAATCCCGTACTTTTTAACTAGGAGAATATTATGCCGATGGTTGGACAAAAGAAGTTTCCCTACACCGCTAAAGGTAAAAAAGAAGCGATGGACTACGCCAAAAAGACCGGTATGGCTCCTAAGCAGGCTCCTAAGCCCAAAGCTAAAGCTACGATGAAGGGGGCTAAGCGTGGCTACTAAGCCTGGGTTATACGCCAACATTAACGCAAAGCGGGAGCGTATCAAAGCTGGCTCAGGTGAGCGGATGCGTAAGCCTGGAACTAAAGGTGCTCCTTCTAAAGCTGACTTTATCGCTTCGGCAAAAACAGCAAAGAAAAAGACTAAATAATGGCTACGAAAAAGAACGTCAACTTATCGGTCGGTCGAGGCGAGAAGTTACCGGTGTCTAAGGGTGCTGGCCTTACCGCCAAAGGTAGAGCCAAGTATAACCGGGAGACAGGATCAAACCTCAAGCCCCCGGCCCCTACTCCTAAAACTAAAACTGATGCCGCCCGTAAGAAGTCGTTCTGTGCCCGTAGCGAAGGCTGGACAGGTGAACGTGGTAAAGCTGCGCGAGAGCGGTGGAAGTGTTAGGAGCATATGATGGAGTTTCAGACATTGCTAAACCTAATCCTCGGCAGTTTTACCGCTGCTTTGGGATGGTTTGCTAGGGAAATGTACTCTGCGGTGCAATCCCTAAAGGACGATTTATATAAGTTTCGTGAAGAGGTAGCTAAGGAATATATTCCGAAGAATGAGTTTAACTTATTTAAGGAAGAGTTATTCCAGGCTTTACGTCGGATCGAAGACAAGATTGAAAAGAAAAGCGATAAATAATTATGGCCCTTCCCACTTACTTAGATTTGGTTAATGATGTTTTGGTTCGCTTGCGTGAGCCTGAAGTCGGCACAGTTAATGAAAACACCCTGTCTAAGTTAGTGGGTGCTTTTGTTAATGATGCTAAGCGTGTCGTTGAGGATGCCTATAACTGGAATGCCTTAACCACAACGCTGACGGCTACGACAAGCCCGACAGTATTTAACTATGCTCTGGTCGGCACAGATGCTCGGTTTAAGGTGATTGAAGTGTATAACGCCACAGAGCGTATGCACCTTGAGCCTAAGACCACGATGGAAATGACCTCGTTGTTCATTAGCACGGCTACGCCTGAACAGGGTGTCCCGAGCTACTACAACTTCAACGGCATTGACGATAACGGGGATACGCAGGTTGATCTGTATCCTATCCCTAACGATGTTTACCAGATCTACTTCAACATCTATAAGCCCCAGGGTAAACTGGTTGCAGACTCCGACAAGATCCTTGTTCCGTCTGAGCCGGTGGTTCAACTAGCTTTTGCCCGTGCCCTGGTGGATCGTGGTGAGGATGGTGGCCTTAACACCTCGGAGGCTTACGCGATGTTCAAGAGTATCCTGGCGGATTACATTGCGATTGAATCCTCCCGCTATCCGGAGGAAGAAACCTGGGGAGCTAATTAATGGCTCAACAGATTCAAACTTACAGCATTACCGCCCCTGGCTTCTATGGCCTGAACACACAGGATTCCTCCCTTGATCTGGCTGCTGGCTTTGCCTTAGTGGCTAATAACTGCGTGATCGACCAGTACGGGCGTGTAGGGGCGCGTAAGGGCTGGCAACCGGTTAACTCTGCCAGTACCCCCTTAGGCACAGCAGATATCAAAGCCATCGGCCAACTAGTCATGGACGACGGCACGGAATATGTGGTCTGTGCTGGCAACAACAAACTCTTCCGTCTTACGGGCAGCACCCTGACGGAACTGACCTACGGCGGCGGTGGGTCGGCCCCTACGATTACTGACAGTAACTGGCAGATCGCCGTCTTAAATGAGGTGGCTTACTTCTTCCAGATCGGTCATGCCCCTCTGGTGTTCGACCCGAACGTGTCCACAACCACGTACAGGCGCGTGACGGAGAAAACAGGATACGCAGGTACAGTACCCCAGGCAGACAACGCTATCAGCGCATACGGCCGTATCTGGGCTGCTACGACCCTGACCGATAAGGTGATAATCTCTTTCTCGGATCTACTGAGCGGTCATATCTGGTCTACCGGTAGTGCAGGTACCCTGGACATTACATCGGTCTGGCCTAAAGGCGGAGACACGATCACAGGTCTAGGAGCACATAACGGCTTCCTGTTCATCTTTGGTAAGAACAGCATTATCGTCTATAGCGGTGCTACTAACCCCTCGACGATGACTTTATCGGATACAGTTATCGGTATCGGCTGCATTGCCCGAGACACCATCCAGAATACTGGCTCTGATATTATCTTCTTGTCTGATACCGGGGTTCGCTCTGTTCTCCGTACTATTCAAGAGAAGTCGGCTCCGTTCCGTGACTTAAGTAAGAATGTCCGTAACGACCTTATGTCGGCTGTGAACGGGGAAGTGACTAAGAATATTAAG